CTTGATGGACGCGGCGATAAGTACGCTTTCGGCATTGTGTCCGAGCGTGTCGTCGATCCACATACGATTGAGTTCGCACATCCACGCTTTCGGATTCGGGTGCGTGAACAGGTTCGCTTTGGGTATCTTCATATAGCCGTACACTGCGACACCCAAACAATCGTCAGGCGCATCGGCACAGAATATCCCGAAATTGTACTTTCCGAAACCCCCATCGTTCCATTTGTGCGAGTAGTGGTTTGTTACGATCAACTCTTTTGCGAGCGCCTTATTCACGGGCTTGATGATAAGACGTCCGAGTGCGGACGTTTCTTTGAGTATCTGCATACTCTCGGTGCTGTTGTCAATCATTCAGCATAAAAATAGTGTTTGATGGTTTGTAAAAAGGTATTCTAACGGTTTTTTCGTATATTTGCAGTCCTACCACATACGCAAGAATGCGCTATACCGCAGTCAAAGGGTTCTATCCCCCGACTGTGCGGTGTAGCGCATCTTGTGTTAGTATGTGGTAGGATACTACTAACAAGTCGGGGGATTTCTTTTTTTTACCCCGACAAATAGCGAAAAAATCGGTTATTTTATCTGTAAATCATTGCAATATCGAATAATTGTCGTATCTTTGTGTCGTGCATTTCCCAGAACTTTGGGTATTTGCAATATATCATTCCCACGATAAGTTGTGATACGGTTCGTATCCTGATGTTGGGAATTGTAACATATATGTCCCGTTTCATAAAGTTGAAATGCGTCGAGCCTACGGGCTGGCAATACATCTATATGACTTTTAACACGAATATGTAGACCTACGGGCGTCGGGACAGTTAGAGGAGCGAATCATCGCCCCTCTTTTTTTTGTCCCTGCACTGTTATTCTACCGAGAACCCCCGCAATGTATAAGGTGGCACGCGGGTGTCGGGCGTGTACCACCACAGGCGATATTTCATCGCGACCATTTCGCCACCACTGGTTTTCGAGTTCTTCGCTGTCGCTGCGAACTGCAACCCGATTTTGGCATACACTTCCGCATTGGTATCTTTCACCTCGCCCTTGTAGGAGCAATGTTTTCGCGTGTTCTGAACGCGATACACGCCGTCGTTTACCTCGAAGATAATCGACCGACAGAGTGTCGGCAGTTCTTTGCCGATAAGGTTGCCGTCCATTTTCTCGTCGGCTACGGCGATACACTTCGGGACGTACCATTTGTTAGGCTCGCCCGCCGATAGCACGATGCCCTTGAAGTGGACGTATTGGTTTTTCGGCTGCCGCTTGTGCACCTTGCCTTTGTAGTTGGGGTTCGTCGTGTGCCCGCCGCCGCTTCGGCGCTTCTTGCTCCGTTTCTTCTTGCGGAGCAGCACCAGCTGCACGCCCTCTGGAATTACGCCGTGCCGTACATATACAGTCGTGCGGTTCTTGATTTTGACCTCGATATGCAGGTTTTCGGTGCAGAACGAGAACTCGCCCCACGTTTGGGTCTTAAAGTCGTATTCGCGTTTATAGCGTTGCAGGTTCGGCAATATCTGCTCCTGCGTACAGGTATCGCCGTTGCGGTAGACGTTAATCGTGTACTCTGTCGCTCCGTTTATAGTTGCCGAACCGCGTTTGCAGTGCAGGCGCATATTCGTCGTTGCGTTGTCGAGTTGGATGCGCGAGTAGATGCCTGTTGCCACGTACAGACGGCGGTTCAACTCGTCGCCGTATCCGCCTATGTTCTGCAACTGCCCGAACAGCGACTGGTTGGTCGCGAAGTTGTTGAAATCCGACGCGGGGAACAGGTTCGGTGTGCCGCTGACATAGTTTGCAACGTAGCGCGCCGAACGGATAATGCGCGCTTCGACGTAGGTGGTTCCATCTGCTTCTATGTTCTGCCGCATCTCGTCGATGCGAATGCCCTTGCCTGTCGTCGGCGATGCCGCCAGCGTCAGAACCTCGCCGTCGATGACGACGATGCCCGTATTCGTCCCGTCGGGGGCTTTGAGGATAAACCGCTTGCCGCCGATAAGGGTCAGCGATTGCAGGAGCTTGATTTGCCCCTGTATGAAATCGAGTGCCTGCGTCGAAAGCGGATACATACCGTTACCGCCCTGTGCCGCCGATGTGGAAAGATATTTTGCTTCGTTCATTGTCGTTTGTTAGTTGATTGGTGTGTAAATCGGATGCTTCGACAACGGGCGGTATTGCTCCACGATGCCGCGCACTTTGTCGAGTTGTGTCGCATAGATGCCGCTCGGCACTTGCACGATGAAACTGTTTTGCGCAAGGTTGAGCCGCGTTTCATCGTAGAGGATAGGCACGGGACGCGGAGGATTCTCCGCCGTCGCGGGATCGTACAACAGTTCGTCCACCGCATACAACTGCTCCTGCAAATCTTCGCTTTTGGCGAACAGCCATTCGCCGCGCCCGTCGTCGTAGTCGATAATATCGAACCCTGTCGTGTTGAAAGCCTCGTTGAGCGCCGCCCGCAGGTAACACACCTGCCCGTTGTGCGTAAGCGCGAACAGGTGCGTCTTGCGCGCCGCGCCGAACCGTTCGTACAAAGTTCTGATCGGCGCAATCGCGGCACGGCACAGGGCGAACATCACGCCGCGCCGCAGGAACGACGGCAGCAGCGTAAGCACCCATTTGTCGAAATCTACTCGGAAAATCATTCGGCGACCTTATATGCGCGTCCCTTGATTGTGATGCGGTTCAATTCGTAGTAACCGCTGTACGGGCGGCGATAGCCGACAACAGGCGTGTAGTTCTCGCTGCCGTTGGCGCAAACCTCGACGGCGGCAATATCGGCGACCTCCACGCCCTTGACCGCTTGAACTGCCGCCATAAGATCGGAGTTGCGATACTCGCCGTTGAACGGCAGGCGCGCGATCACCTCCTGCACGGCGGCGGTAATGACTTCCGTATCGTCGTCGATGCTGGTGATCTTCAACTCCCGAATCTCCTCGTCGGCATCGGTTGACGTCAGGTATTCGGCGTTCAGCACGCTCGGATCGTACAGCACGACGAGTTCGACGTTCATTTTGTCGGCAGGCTCGTTCAGCACCTTGATCGCCACGCCCGCGTCCTTGATCTGCGAGAGGTAATATTCCAATCCCGACAGTTCGTTCGGCGTGAGTTGTGTCGGGCGACCGTTGGCACTCGACTTGGCGACTTTGATAAACACCTGCGTATTGCTCTCGGTGGCGACGGCGTATTTAACGATCCGCTTCTTCTCGATCTCTGTTTCGGTCAGACCCGACACGTCGTAATAATCCGCCGCGACAACGCCGTTCGTGAGAACGAATTTGCCGTTGTGCATATATTCGAGCGTCTTGCTGACATACCACCGCAGCGTGTGTGGTCGCAACGCTTCGATGCGCGTTTCGACCTCCTCCGTGTGTCGGTCGAACAGACACTCCAAAACCCAAATGCAGGACGCGACGATGTAGAACAACACGCTTTCGATGCTGATCGGGCTGAATGCCTTGTCGAACGTCGCATTGTCGTCCAGTCCATACGCCGAGCGGACGACCTCCTGCGAAATAAAGGCGGTTGCGATCTCCGCCTTTATCTCGTCGATCGACCGTGCCATCACTTCGTGCGTTTGAGGTTGTGCAGGTTCTCGATGGCGACGCGGTACTGTCCGACGTCGATCATCGGGCGGTTGCCGTCGGGATAGCGTGCTGCAAGGTCGGATTCAATATCGGCGGCTACCTCGTCGGCGGTCGGGAGCGTCGGATAGACCTTGACGGAGAACGCCACGAGGTCGGTTTCCTGCTCGATGTACTGCGGTTCGGTGTTTTCGTCCTCCGCGCTGCTGCTGCGCAGTCGGGGATTGCCGCGCCGCAATCTGCGCGGGTCGGTGGTAGGAACTTGATTTTTAACAGCCTCAAAATCCCATCTTACAATACAACCTTGTTTGCGACCATTGTTGAACTGCTCAACGGCAACGGCGTTGTTCGCCGTCGTAAAATCTCGTGCTGTCATTCGTTATTTGTTATTGTGATGTGTTTCTTTTCTGTGCTTTGTGCCTTTGTTTACGCAGCGCGAACCGAATGCGCTCGCGATGCTTGAACCGTTTCTTGACGATCATTTTCGTAAAATCCTCGTCGGGATAGACCACGCGCCGCCACTCCTTGCCGATAGCCTCGATATAATCGCGGCGCAGGGCGTAGGCATTGCAGTGGCGCATCAAACCGAGATACGAGTTTATGCAACTGACGAAATATTCGGCGTTCTTCTTGACGAAATCGGGGTTGTCGGTCGCCAACTCGTTGAACTTGTGCAGACGGCTGTATGCGCTGCCGAGCGTGCGATTGGCGAGGTAAATCCGATCGCGCTTGACGACCGCACCGATAAACTTCACCCCTTTCGTGTAGTGTTGCAGGTAGAACTTCTTCGGGTGTACCATTGCACCCGCCGATTCCCACAGGTAGGAGCGTATCAACGGCATCGCGGCAAGCAGTTTCGCTTTGTCGCAATCGACAACCGCCGTGTCGTCCACATAGCGGACAATCGACAGTCCCAACTGCTCTTTGAGGTAGTGGTCGGCGTCATTCAGCAGGAAATTGGCAATCAACTGCGACGTGAGGTTGCCGATAGGCAGCCCCATACCGTCGGGAACGGTAAACAGGCTTTTATCCGCTGCCAGCCCGTTCCACTCGCAGGCGTGCCCCTTGATATGGCAATTATGTTCAGGAGCGTTCAGCAGCACCTGACGGCAGAGGAACAGCAGTGTGTCCAAATCGTCGCCGTCATAGTATAGTTCGAGAAAGCGACACAGTTTATCGGTTACTTTCTGCCTATCGATCGACATAAAGAAACCTTTCAAATCGTATTTAAGCACCCAACAATCGCGCGTATAATTCGCCGAATGTTCCCGAACAGCGTCCCGCAGGCATCTGATACCCGCCAGCGTACCCTTGTCCTTGCGGCAGTTGAAACTCTCGCCGATGAACGCCTGCTCCAACAGCGGCTCGACACGCAGGGCGATCCAGTGGTGTACGATGCGGTCGCGGAAATCGGCGGCGAATATTTCGCGCTTGACGGGTTTTGTAACGATGAATGCAATCGAACGGTCGGGCGTATAGGTGCGGGCGTTGATCTCGTCGCGCAGGCGCAGCAGGTTCTGTTCGTACCGCAGACCGAACGCAACGGCATTCGCCGTGCCGTTCTTGTTCTGACGGCAGACCCTGTAAGCCGTAAGCAGGTCGTCGTAACTTACGCCGATATTTCCCGTTGTGTTTTCCATTTTCTACTGAAATTCGGACACCGCGCGCACGTAGTTGTTGTTATTCTTATTGTTGTTGTTCGTGTTACCGTTGTTCATATTCACGTTCCACGCGCACCACTCTATGCGCTTTTCTTCGGCGATTGTCTTGCTCTTAACTCTGAATGAGAGTACGCCGACCTTTTCAATTAAGAAAATTACTCTCTCCCGAAAGCCTTGACCGTCGGGACGCTCGTTTACACACTTTTCATTCGCTCGGCTGTGGCTTTGCGCCACGAGCCCAACTGTTGGGAAATATCGGACGTAAGTTCGGCGATGTTAGTCATCTTTTGGGTCGGTATGATCGCATTCTCGTTGCACAGACGCAGATAGGTGTTCAGCACCGTAAACTTCGTGAGTGCCCGATCAAGATATACCAACCGTTCGTTATAGGCTTTGCTTTCGTAGGCGTATATAATAAGGGCTATCAAATCCGTTGCTGCGTCGAGGGTCTTTTCCCACAGCACGCGCCGCCACTTCTTCGGTACGTTGTCCGAAATCCGAAACAGTCTCTGCAACAGTTCGTAGGTCTTGTTATATACTTTTGCCGTGTCTGCCATAACGATTACAAAGATAGAATTTTGCCCGATACCGAGAGCCGATTTTCTAAATTTTTTTTCGCTTCGCTCACCTCTTAAAAGGTGAGCGAAGATTAAAGATCAAAGGCTCGTCGCTCCGCTCCTCACCAAAAGACTAATATATAAAATGAAAAGCGGACACCGCGCGCACGTACTTGCCGTTACTCTTATTGCCGTCGTACGTGCTACCGCGGCTCATATACACGTACCACGCGCACCACTCATCAGATTGGGTGCTCGACCAATACCAATTATAATCTTTTGTCAGAACATCGAACTCCCAACCGTCGGCATTGGCGGCAACCATAAGTGCGTCAATAGCCGCTTTGTTCAGATAAATAAGATACAGTTGCCCAGCCGACGGCAGAAACATCTGACGATTCCAACCGCGATTTACGTTAGCGCAAAATTCGGCTGCATCGGCGTTTTTGTAGAATGCGAGTATTTTTGCGGTATTCAAATTACCGTCATAATCTGCTCGTGCGCGACTTTGTGCATCGTTCCACGCGGCGTCCCAATCGCCGAAAGCGTCCTCGTCGGGATAGATAGTTGGCAACATAGGAATACTTTTGCCATAATATCGACTTCCAGACCACGTTTTCGATTCGGTAGATTTGGCACTTGGTTCAATCGCAAATGCCGTATTTTCAGTTGATACGAGAATTGCTTCATACCATCCATCGTCAACATATTCATCGCCTTGAATATCCCATCCCATAGACACCTGTCGCTCCTCCCAATCATCAATATAACTTTCGGTAATGAATGGCAATACTCGCGATTTATCGCTACTATCATCGTATAAGTTTACAACACCGACCATATACACACCGATCGGAAAGTGCCACAAGTCGATCGTGCGCTCGTCTTGGCAGGCTTCGTAGGTGAACTGGAACGACGCTCCCATTCCGTCGAGTTTCGAGAACACGGCATATTGGTAGCCTTTGACGACATCGAACGAGACCTCGCCGTTTTCATCTACTGCCAATTCTTGACGAGGTAACGACACAGTCGGAACGCCGCCGATACTGAACATATCGACATACACCTTTGCCCCTGCGACACTCACCCGTTGCGTGCCGTCGTATGCCTGCACTTTGACCGTTACGTGTTCTCGTTTCAGTTCGCCGAGAACCTCGACCATTTCGCCCGTCGCATTCACCAGCGCGAGCAGCGTCCCGCCGACCATATCGGCGGTTATGCTTTTGGCGCGCACCGCGCCCTGTATCTCCTCTGCGGTCTGTCGGAGCGCGGGAGTGTCAAATTCGTGTTTCATTCCTATGCAAATTGAATATCAAACTCTTTTGTAAATATAGTTGTAAGGACGGCAGGTTCTACCGCATCGCTTATGCCGCCAAACTTGCCCAAATGATCCGTCGTAACGGTTTCAGTCAGCGATCGCAAGAGTGCATCATCCACTGCGCCAGCAGGTATTACGCCATCTTCCGAATATGCTCGCACGTCGCGCTTGCTCACCACGTCCGAGAGTTCGTAGACGAGCGTTTGCCCTACCGTCGGCTCGTCGGTAATCGACATTCCGTTACGTTCGGCGAGCGCGAAGATCGCTTCCAGCGACCCGCACGCCTGCAACGCTATATCCGCGAGGCTCTGCCTGTATTGTGCCGTTACTTTCATTATCGAACCGTTATCGTATCTCCGTCGATGCTGATCTGCGATACCGCGACGCCGCACGCCCGACAAATCAACTTTGCGCGTGCGCACCACATACGCGACGCGATGCCGTGTGCGCGTTTGGCGACCTCCGCGCCGATCTGCGGCTGCTCGCGGTATTCGCCGCGTGCTGCCACTAATGCGTGCTCGATCACCTGATGCGAGGCTTCGCCCAGCACCAGCGACCCGTTGCGAACCAGCAGATCGCCCGTTTCGGTATCTACCAATATCCCGATCATTGCAGCGTTCCTGTAAATGTTACCTTGTCGCCCTCGATCTTACCCTCGCCCGAAACCTCCGTGTCCGCAAGCGCTTCGGCGATTGCGGCAGCAATCGTCCGTGCGACGATCATCGTTGCGGGGTTGTTCTTGCTCGCTTGGGTTTCAATAGTCGCGAACCCCTCCGCGAGACTGCGCGCGATTTTTTCCTTGTCGAATGCCATTCCGCTAATGTTTTATCTTGTCGTCGATCATCTGACCGAAATTTTCTTTGTTCGAGAGGTATGGCGTAAGTGTAGCCACCAGTGTCCCCTTGAATGTTGCGCCGCCGTCCATCGCGGCGACTGGCGACGATGATATGGCGTTTATGATTGCGTCGATGCGCCCCGACATCATATTGAGTTGCTTCTGCAATTCGGTCGCATTCGCCATCGTTTCCGTGCCGCCGTTGAACGTCGTTGTCTTTCCGTCGAACTCTACAGTCGTGCCGTTCACGTCGATTTTGGCGGTCTTGTCCTTGATTTCGACCGTAACCTTGTCCGTTGTCAGCGTTACGTTATTGTCCTCGACGACGGTTTCGGTATCGCCGACAGTAACGATCACTTTCTCGACTTCGGTCGTCAGCAGCACTACCGCGACGGCTGCCGACAGAAAGCCCACGACGACGCTCGATCCCTCGACGGGGATAGCGACCACGCCGACCTCCTGCGACTGGTCGGCTTGCAGGTTTACGCCCACGAGGGGCGCACTCTCGTCGATGGGCGAACAGTCGATCGTGCGGGCGTCCTCGTCCACCGAATCAACCGTGCAGATTTTGCAGTACATTTCCGTACCGCCCTGCGCCATCATTCGTATTGCCGTCGATATGTTCGTCATTCCGCCACTCGTGCCCCTAATGTTATCTCCTGCCGAAATCCGCCCGTTCCGTAAGTTATTACGTTCTTTTGCACTTGGTACTTGCCTTTACGCTCGTCGTCGATCTTGATGCCCACGACGTCCAAACAATTAACCAACGGCGCGCCGAACGTGGTGAAACTGCCTGTTAGCCCGCTGCGCTTCAATCGTTCGAGTTCCTGTTCTCCCCACGCCTTTGCCTCCGCTTCCGTTTTGTTGTAACAGTGCAGCGTGCGCCGCTCGCCGCCGTTGTCGCCGACCTCGACCTTGATTTTCTTTTTGTTGTCGGGTAGCAGCGATACGACTTTGAGTTTGATTTTCACGTCGTCGGCATTCTGCTCGTCGAGGCTCTCGTCGGATATGATATTTACACCCGTAGCGAACACCTGCCGCAGTTTCGCGTCGTGCTCGAACATCACGCCGCAGTACAGAACTGGATTGCCGTTTTCCAGCCGAAAGAACGACCGTATATTGTTCTCTTTGAGGTGTCCGAGCAACTCCGCGACCGTTTCGACGTTCACGCGGTATTGCCCGACGTTCTGCTCGCCGAGCACCTTGATCGGGTATTTCAGCCCCTGATCTTTCAACAGTGTTTCGAGCGTTACGCTCTTGTAAGCCCTTTTCTTGGCTTCGGTCTGTTTGAGTTGGAACATCTCGTCCTCGCACTTGATAACGAGCGGAGCCTTGAAGCCTTTTTGCAAAATATAGCCTTTGAACGCCAACTGCAAATCATCATCGTAACCGAGCCACACCAACACCTCGTCGCCACGTTTCAGCGGGTTCGACGTTTCGTCCTGCCATTGCGTTTTCTTCGGCAACGTGAGGGTGCACGTAGTCGTCAGCGCGTCCATATCGCGCACGATTTCGCACGCGGTGATCTTTTCGAACGTCCACTTCTTCGTGCCTTTGATTTCGATTTTTGCCGATAGTTTCAACATCGTTTAATAGGCGTTCAAACGCTGTTTAATAGTCCGTAGATTGTATTACGTAGTCCGTATCCGATACGGCGGTTATCTCCACCGCCTGACGGTTCGAGTAGGTCGTCTGTTTTGACGAGAACCCCGTTACGACTATCTTATGAACATCGAACAGGTCGAGAAAGGCGCTGCTTACCTCCAACGCACGATCGAGGTCGAGCACCTCGCGCAATACGCCGAGAGCCTTTTCGGGGTACTGGTCGATCTGCTTGTTGTTCGTATCCACCGCTACGAGCCCGACTGTGATGCTTATCTGATAGTCACCGTCGCAGATATACTCTTTGACCGTCCCCTTACGCCCGACGAGTACCGTTTTGACAATTTCCTTTTGTTTCGATACGTTCACAATCGCGTCGTTGATAACCAGCAACCCTTTATCGGGAACAGTGATAACCAAATCCGTAAGCGTATTGCGCCCCAACCAGTAATCGCCCGACGTCGTTGCCTTTTCCTCTGCCAGCGACACTAATGCGCCGCCGTGAGGGTCGGAGGGCATCGTCCACCCCTCCGACGTTGAAAGTCGATAGTCGGTATCCTTGCCGCCGAAATCCTTTGCGTCGTCGAGGTCGGGTTTGAAGCGGTACAATATGCCTTTGGCTTGGTGTGCCACGCCTATGGCGACCGCTGCCGCGTCGATGATATGCAGTTTGTAGTCCCGTTTCATTACATCGCGAAATTTACGTCGTTCACAGCCGACACCAGCGCTTCGGCGACCGCATCCTTGATGCGTTCCTTGCTCTCGTGCAGGTTCGTCGTCTGTATCGTGAAGTTGTCGATCAATTTGTCGATCGTTACGGTTATATTCTTGATTCGGTCGGTTTTGTCCGCCTTGCCGCCGATATTATTTATTGTATCACCAATAGGTGAATCATTATTATCGGCGCTTGGTGAAACAGCAGAATCATCAATCGAAGGATTATCATTGCTGCTATTGTTCGATGGATGATCTGCCGCCCAACTTGCATCGGCGGCAGCTCGACCTAATTTTTTGATATAATCAACGCCCGGCAGATATTTTATAATCTTATTAACTTGGTCTATCAACCAGTTAATCGAATCAATAAATATATTCTTGATACCCGCCCAAAGATTCGAGAAAAATCCGCCGACAGTGCGGACGACCCAGTTAAAAGCATCGACAACAGGCTGGCATATTTTTTTGATGAAGCCGATAGCCACACGAACACCTTTTGCAACAGTGTCGATTATCGACATCACAAAGCCTTTGATTTTATTATAGACCGAAATTACCGCAGAGGCAATTTTATTGACTACACCAGTTATTGCATTCCATATCGACATAGCGAAGTTTGCAACACCCTGCGCAATGCTCTTAATCAATTCCCATACACCGTTGAAAATTGCCTTAATGCCCTCCCACGCGGTGAATACGGCAACTCGGAATCCGTAACACTTATCCCACAATTTCTGAACGGCGGCAATTACGACAGTAATCGCTGCCGCAATCCACCCGATGATCGGAATGTTCATTATGGCAATACCGATTGCACGGCACGCGGAAACAGCTGCCGTTTTGAATGTCGCAAAACTTGCGGATGCGACACCAGCAAACGTTACCGACGCTGCACCGCCCGTAACGAGCGATGCGATGAACGCGCCGACCGCCTTAATACCGCTCATAAGTCCGACCGTAGCGAAACGCACGAGCGCTACGACCGCCTGTAATACGCCACCGCGAAATCCCAGCGTAGCCACGCGACCGACCGACAGATAACCGTTGTACCTCGCAAGGCTCGTATATGCTTTGACTATACTGCCTGTGATTGTCGCCCATACGCCCGCCCAGTTTACCGTCTTGACAAACATAAACGCTTTGCCCAGCCCCAGCACCAGCGGCGTGAGCTGCGCGACGGGAACGAGCGCCTGCCCGACGAGCGACGTCCATATTCCGAAGTCGCCGCAAGCGTTGAATATGGAAATCTTTATATCATCGAACCGCGCCTGCACACGTGCCAGTCGTTCGTTGTAGGTTTCCATAATGATCTCCGACTGCTCGACCGCCGTATTCGTGCCCGTGATTGCCTCTGTCCACGTTTCCACTTGGTCGATGCCCTGCACGAGCGCCATAGCCGCCGCCGAGTTTTCTCGCCCGAACAACTTCGTGAACAGCGCAGAATCCTGCATAACGCCCTGCAACGGGCGCAGGCGTTCGGTCAAACTCTTGCTCTTGTCCGTAAGGGCGTTTATATCGACCCCTGCGGCTTGCAGTTCCTCCTTGACGTCTTTCGGCAAGAAACGCCCCTGCGACAATACCGACATCACGTTACGGAGGGCGACGCCACCCTCCGCACCTTTTTTGCCCGCTTTGTCGAGAACCTGTATCGAGGCATTGGTTTCAGCGAACGATACGCCCGCCGCTTTCGCCATCATACCGCACTGGCGGAGCGCCTCCTGTATGGTCGGCAGTTCGGCGGAACCCTCGCGACCTGCCGCAGCCATTATGTTCATCATTTCCGCCATCTGGCGGCTCGCTTCCATAGGATCGTCAAGCGATATGCCGTATTGGTTCATCGCCGTAGTCAGAACCGTAGCCGCCGCCGTAGCGTCGCCGCCCATCGTCTTGCTCAAACGGGCGATATGCACGCCCATCTCTTGCATCGCAGCAGGATATTTCGCCAGTTCGGGCGAGAGTTGCGACAGCAGCAGTTTGTACGATTCGACAGCCTGCGCCGCCGAACCGCCGAACATTCGCGCCGTATCGCGGGCGTTGCGTTCGATGATCTTCAAGCCATCGCCCGCAACACCCGAAATCGCCGACAGGTCGGCGAGCGAGGCGTTCAACGCCGCGCCCGGACGCATAATGCTCTGTACGCTCTGACCCACGCCGTCGATATACTGCGTAAATTGGTTCAGAGCGAGAATTTTGCCCTCGAAACTATCCCACAGCGAAGTGGCATCGGTAAGGTTCTTGTGCAACTTACCGACACCGTCCGCAATTTCTCCGACAACCGTATTGCAGTTGCCCGAAATATTGAAGGAATAGTTGAATGCGTAATTACTCATTCGCGGGGGCTAAAAGTTTGGATAATATCTTTGCAAGGTTCGACAAACGTTCGTTTTCCAACCAACACGCCTGCTGAAACAACATCGCCCACTCGTCCATCGTCAGGTTCTCGGGGGCGACGTGGAAATTCGCCCGTATCAAGGCGCACCCTTTCACAATCTCCTGTTCGTCGATCTTGTCCGAAATTCGGTACGCCTCTACAAGTTTTTTAGGCGGCGGGTGCACTTTCCGAACATCGTTCCGAGCGTAGCCATAGCCTCCATTTTGAGGATCGCGTCCGTCTGTAACATCGGCGAGCCGCCGAGCCAACAGTTATTGAACATCACCTCCGACGCCTTGATCTCGTCTGTCTTGCTGGTGGCATTGACTGCCTGCATAGTCTTCATATCGGGACGGCGGAAATATCCGACGTGGCACTCCGCCACCTCGTCGTCCGTGATGCGCACCTCCGCGATGCGTCCGTGCTGGTTCTTCCAAATTCCGATTTGTTCGGCGGTAACACCGCCGTTGAACTCCTTGATTTGCGGCTGCGCGTTATCGACCTGTTCGATAACAGCAACGCCGATCGTAGTTTTGCTCTGCTTCTTGTTATCCATAATGCTCTGAAATTGATCGGGGACGGGCGAACCCGCCCCCGACGGTTAAACTTACTTTTGGCTCGCGCCGCCCCACTCGATATGCGAGGGGAGAATTTCCAACTCGACGGGGATAGACATATCGCCCTCCTTGACGTCGCGCTTGTTCTCCACAAAGCGGCAGTTGCGAATCTTGTCCGTATGGATCACGCCGTTGTCGGGCAGATACGACACCGTAATATCGAACGGGGCAATATCCTGAATACGCCCGTTCGGGCTCTGACGCTGGATCGCCAGCACCTCGCTCGCGTAAAGTGTGAGTTTCGCGGACGGAGTGATGCGTCCCTTGCTGTACGATACGGGATAACGTCCTGCACCGTAGTTGTTCTGCATATCCTGCTTGTCGGAGTAGGATACGGCGGTAATACCCGCAATAGGCACGCCGTTGATTGCACAGACAATATCCGCCCAACCGTATTCGACGCCGTTTACCAACGGGATGCCGTTAGATACAATCTGCATTGTTTCGTTGTTTTGAGGTTAGACACTTACGGCATAGCCGATTTTGATATTCAACTTGCGCATCACACCCACGCCGACAGGTCGGATAACCATTTCCACGGTCGAGGTCGAGAGTATGTTTTGGTCGGGGTCGATCTCGACTTTGTAGCCGCTCAACTCGCCAGCCTTTTCCATATCTTCGAGCGCTTTGTTCGCCGTGAGTTGCAGATCCTCGACAACATGGGTTTCCAGGTTACCCGTCGAAGCGTCCACTTTCATCGGGCGACCGAGTTTCGGCAGCACGTAGGTTCGCACGCCGCGACACGCTTTGTCCATCGTGCGGACGTTCTCGATATAGGCATAGTCCGACGTCGGGGCGTCCATCGTGTGGCTGTCGTTGAAATACGCTCCCGACAGTCCGTCGTAGTTCACGAAGAACAGGTAACGGGACGCATCGAGCGCCTCGACGACCGCCGTGTCCAGATCGCGCAGCAGCGTACCGTCGCCGAATGCGGGAACGGCTATGCCCGTCGGGAACTTCTCGACCCACGCAATACTCTCGTGAACCGATGCAGCGGAGCAGATGCCCACAGCCTCGCCGATACCCGTAACCGAGTATTTGTTCGTCTTGTTCGCCTCGTCTGCGTAGAGTTCCGCCGCCGTGCCGCTGCCGTCCTGTCCGATGACCACCGACACGCCGTTCTTGTTCGCGCCCGCAAGGTCGGCGGGCATTGCCGTAACGTCGGCGATCTTCGGGGCGTAGAAGATGGACAGCGGTTTGTCCTGCGATTCGAGGGTGGTGCGCACCGCCTGCAACGCGATAAGGTTGTCGGCAGAGAGTTCGGTTTGTCCGTCCCACACGCCGATCTGACGCAGTTTGCCGCCCGCGAAGTTCTGCATCGTCTTGATCTCCGAGAACGTCGGCGTACCAGACGACGCTTTGAAGATGCCCACATACAGACTGACGGCGGGATTGAGGTTGAAAATCTCGCGCAACTGGTAGTGCAGCACGCGGATCGTCCAGTCTTCGGCATCGGAGGTGATGCCCAGTTTCTCGGCGGTTTCGATGCTCGAAACGGCTTGTATGCGTTTCGTTTCCGCAAAGCCGTCGGGCAACTTGCCGCCGTAGAACAGCAAGCCCGAAATATGATCCTCGCCCGCAAGCGAGCGCGGGATGTTGCCGTTAGTCCGTTCGATTCTTACGCTCTGCATTACTCCTCCTTGTCGTTATCGGTTGAGGTTGCATCGTCGTCCGCCTCTATATCGGTCGGGGCTGCGGTTCCTGTATCCGCAGCCTGCGGTACAGATACGGTGTCGGACGACAGGTCTGCCGCCGAGCGGCGGACGGTTACGACCTTGTCGTTTTTCAGCGTGCGCGCATAGTTCTTGGCATCGCAAAGCGTGTAGAACGCCGTGCCGTCGGATGCGACGTGCACCTCGTCCATATCTTTGCGGGCATCGAAAATGCTCTTTGCGACCGCTCGTGCTGCTACATCCTGCGTTGTCCGCGTCTTGGGTGCAGCAGGTTTGCGCGTGTTGTTTTTTGCCATTGTGATATGGTTTTAGATGATTGTTAAATAGCGTTTAAGTAGTCGGACGACCAGCCACAGAACAGCACCTGCAAGAACCGCAATGCCGATATTGCAAAGCGTCCTCTGTACCCACGTCATACCGAAGCGTTCATCGGTTTCGGATTCCGTGCGGCAGTCGGTTCGTTCGTTTTCCTCCGTCTGCTCTGCACTCTGCGCTTCGAGGGTCTGCACGGCTGAACCTTGCAGGGTGCTCGTCGCGGCGGTCTGTTCCTGCCCGTGCGATATTCGGCGGCGGGTTTCGGTGCTGCGCGATTTCAGCGGCGGTGTTCCCGTGAGCGTGTCGGTAGGTTGCGAGGTGTCGAACTCCTCTGTCGTGGCGACGACCTCCTCGTCGGCGTCGAGCCGTCGGTCGATTGCGACCGTGAGGTATTGCGCAATCGAATCGGTCTGCATTGCCGAAAGCCGACGGTCAATCGACTGTTGCGTCTGTCGGAGGCGATCTATTTGCTCCGATAACTGGGTGATCGTCTTTTGTGCCTTTCGGGAGCTCGCGCAACCCGAACAGCACAGGGCACTCATTACGATGCTCGCAACGATTAGCGTTGTCGATAGCCTTGCGCAATCGAACCATCTCGCGTTTCGCCGCGTGCAAATCTTTTCTCGTTGCATTCAGTTCGTCCCTTACTGTGTTTAATTCGTCCCGTAGCGGTTGGAGAATATCCTCGATAAGTATTCGTGTAGCGTGTTCGGCGTTGTCAATCCGCACCGTTTCGGCTTCTGCCTTGGCGCGTTCCGCTTCGGCATTCGCCTTGCGCACCGTAGCCCGCAACGTGAAAATCGCGACCAATGAAGCGAGACAGCCGCCGCCGAGTATAAGATTGAGTATTTCGCTGAACTGCATTCCGCTTTACTGTTTGATGCCTATCTCTTTGAGCCACGCGGCGACATCGAACGATGGACACGCCTTGTGTACGTTCGGCAAATCGCGGTGTCCCACGATGCGGACGTTGGGGTGGCGGCGGTGGAACTCGCGCACGTATTCGGCAAGCGCTGCGCGCTGTGCGGGAGTGCGCGTATCCTGCGGACGCATATTCCGATCGCAACCGCCAGCGTACACGATATGCCGACTTATGCCGTTGTAACCCGCTGCGCCGTTGGTGATCTCCCAACTATCGACCCAGCCGTCCCCGTTGTTCTCGACGAGCCGCTCGACCGTACCGTCCAAATGAAACAGATCGGTATAGCCTACCTGTTTCCACCCTCTGCCGCCTGCCGACGTAGGAGCAGTATGCCACGCCCGAATATCGGCAGACGTAACCTCCCGACCTGCGGGCGTGGCAGTACAGTGAATAACAAGGTATTGAAGCTCCTTTTTCATTCGCTTATAGGTGCGTTATGCCGCCTTTGCGCTTACGATAGCACCCAGCGCCTCCGCTTTAAGCGGCAGGCAAATCGTATAGGTACGCATCGAAAAGAGATTTTCCTGCGTTTCGGGGTTATTTGCCGCCTCTTTCAAATACGACTTCGTGGAACCGTCGGCACGCATTACGCGCTTGGTCGAGAACGCCACCGAACTCTGCATATCGTTGTCGGTTGTAACAGCACCGTATGCAACCTTTTTCAGCGTTGTAACGTTGAAATACGGGCACTCGTCGTATTCGTAAATATCGAAGCCGTACATTTTAGTAATGCGCCCCGATTCGTAGTTGTAATACTGCTGTGCGAACTTCTGATCGTTCTCCAACAGGTCGGCGACGTGATCGGCGCACAACACGAGAATACGTCCCTCTTTGGGAGCTTTCGCCTTGTCGAATTTCTTCTTCAACGACACAATATCGTGGCGTGTCATAATCTTTCGACCGTCGCTCTCTGCTCCCGATGTAAGAATTACAGGCGTCTTGCTCGTATTCTCGGCAGGTGCGATCGCGTGGATGGCGCGCGAAAATTTCGTCTCGAAAAATGCCTCCTTGTGTCGATCAATAACCGAAGCCATCTTGTCATAGGAAATGGCGTGCAGTTCATCATCGGTAATACGTGTCGGTTTCGACTGATATTTATCGAGCTTAACAGCCTTGTCGCCGTCGTCCAGCGATTCGATTTCCAACGGATAGGTGGTATTGTTTACCAGAATAGTCGGGTCGCCGCCGAGATCCACGAAATGGATAACATCGTGTTTGACATAATTGTCATAATTGCGGATTGCGTTATACCAGCCGACCTGCTCGGCAGCGGTACGGAACGCCTTAATCAACTCTCCCGTCCATATCTCCGTATAGACACCTGCGCACAGGGCGTCGGAGGGTTTGATACCGCCAACAAGCGACGAGACGACGGCAACGCCGTTCAGCGCTACCGCACCGATCGCAGGAGCGACACCGACAACGTGCGCGATGCCTGCTCCGAACGCCGTATTTGCGCAAACGCTCAACAGAATGCCCATAAGGGCAAAAAGAATCTTTTTCATTCAGATTGTGATGATGTTTTGTGTGTTGTTAGTCGAATTTCGGCTCGAAACCGTAGTGTTCCTTGTACAGTCGGATGTACTCGGAGCGATTGTTGGCACGCAGGTCGGCGATCTGTTCGGGGGTACACTTGTCCCACGCCAGCGCCATCTTGCCACCGCCATGTTCGCGGATAATATCCGTCGGCTTGGAGGCAGGCGTGAACATTGAGAGTGTTTCGCGGAGCGAATCGACACCGACGCTGCGTCCGAGCGCAATGAAATGCTCCTTTTTGTCCGCCGTGATACGTTTGTCGGCGACCGCCGCATCGACGGCATCGGTAACGCGGGCGAGCGTCAGCGTGCTATTTTCGTTCTGCAACCTCTGAATAGCCGCAACAGCGTCGTCTTCGGTGGCGGTTTCCGCCAATCCGAGCAACTGCAAAATTTTGTTCATCGAAAATTGTTTTGTGGTTTGTGATTGTTTGTCCGCCGCATCGTCGGCTTGCGGATCGGACGTTTTGAGCAGCGGCAGCAGAACACTCTCCTCGCCTTTGGCAAGGGTCAGCAGTTTGTTGTCGCTGTATAGTTTCACGTTCTGTAATGCGTCGTCGTTCGCACCAATATCGACGACTGACACCTCTACGAGTTTTGAGCGGATGACCGTCGGGCGTGTCTGACCCTGCACGAGATGCTGGGGATCATCGGACAGTTCGATAATCTCGATGCCTGCCGACAACATTCGCAGCGTGCCGCGCTCCCACTTCTGCGCAATGATTTTCTCCTCGTCCGTATCGCTGTCGATCTTCGGCGTGCCGTAAATAAAATCGCCCTCGACACGCACGTTTTCGATGATGCCGATCGGCATATCCGCCCGTGAACCGCGTCGGTGCATATACAGAAGAATAGGATTTTTAAGGTACTGCTCGCAGTCCACGCCGTCGGTCAGTACACGTGTGCCGTAACAATTCAGACGGCTCGATGTGATAATTGCTTCTCTGGGCATTTGGGTCTAAAAACGGCATTGGGGTCGCCCTTACGGACGAGCCCCTTTGCCTCTCGTCGCAAAACAAGGTTTGTAGCGGAGGCGGGATTCGAACCCGCGACCTTTGGGGAATGAGCCCAACGAGCTGCCACTGCTCTACTCCGCGATGTTTACAGGAACAAAAGTCGGGAGTTTCGAGCGGCACAACAAACAGAGTGTAAAAACTTTGCACTCTATTTTATTTACGGGCGGATATAGCCGACTTTTGCACCGTAAACACGCATCTATATGAATGGGTAACAGAGTATCGGAGGACAAAAAGGAGCTTGCCGAACTCCTTTTTATGCAAGGTATGCAACAGAATACGATCGCCGACAAGGTAGGCGTATCGGCAAACACCGTCGGCAAATGGGCAAAGGACGGGATGTGGGCGGAAAAACGCACTGCGCAGACCCTCACCCGTAAGGAGGTCGTAAATAATGTTCTGCGCTCGATAAATCGCCTTGCCGAACGATTGGGTGAAGCGGATATTTCCGAAGTGGGCGGTGTCGCCGACCAACTGTCTAAACTCTCGGCGACAATCGACAAACTCGACAAGGAGGCTTCGGTCGTCGATTTCATTGAGTGTTTTATGGCGTTCGGCAAGTGGCTCGAATATCAAGCCGAAACCGACCCCGAAATTACGGCGGAGTTCCGCAAGGCGGTGAACAAATATCAAAACCAATACGTTCTCGAATTGCTCGGCAGTAAGGTGTAACAACGATGGCACAGGCGAATGTAAAAGATGCGCTGCGCAGTTGGAACAGGTGGTGCGAAACCGTGCAGACGCGCACGATCGTAACCCGTAACGAAACCGCATCACAGAAGAAAGCACGTATCAAGCATCTGCTGGCGGATTATGGGTCGTTCGTAAACTACTATTTCCCGCACTACACGGACGACGCGAAAACGGGCAAGCACACCGAATGTGCGCCGTTTCATATCAAAGCAGCCAACGCCATACGCAAGACTCGCAATCTGAAATACGTTGCGGAGTGGGCGCGCGGACACGCCAAAAGTACCCACTTCGACGTATTCATACCGCTTTGGCTCAAAGCGCAGGAGGTGCGCGAGTTGAACGTAATGGTGCTCGTCAGCAAGTCGCAGGAGATGGCGAACACGCTGCTGGGCGACATACAGGCGGAGTTGGAGTACAACCAGCGGTATATCGCCGACTTTGGCGCGCAGAAGAACGAGGGGTCGTGGCAAGACGGTTCTTTCGTAACCCGCGACGGCTGCGCCTTTTTTGCGCGCGGTCGCGGTCAATCGCCGCGCGGATTGCGCTACCGCAGCCACCGCCCCGACTACATCGTTATCGACGACTTGGACGATGACGAACTCGTAAATAACCCCGACCGTGTGAAGCGGCTGACGAAATGGGTCAAGGAGGCGCTGTTCGGCACACTCGACGGCGGTCGCGGTCGTTTCGTTATGGTCGGCAACCTGATCGGAAAGTGCAGCGTGCTGGCGAACATCATCGCCTCCGACGGCGTGGTCGTCCAACGCGTCGATGCGATCGACAAGAACGGGCGTCCTTCATGGGCGGCGAAGTGGTCGATAGAGGAGATACAGGCGGAGGCGCAGTTTATGGGTTACATTTCGTTTCAGCGCGAAATGATGAATAACCCGATTACAGAGGGTGCGACATTCCGCCACGAGTGGATCAAGTGGAAGAACCCGCTGCCGCTGAATCGTTACGACTGCCTCGTGGCGTATTGCGACCCCTCGTTCAAGGGGTCGAGTAAAAACGACTTCAAGGCAATCAAACTCTGGGGCAAGGTCGGGCAGGAGTTGCACCACCTCGCGGCGTTCGTGCGCCAATGCTCCGTCGCCGAAATGGTGCGCTGGTTCTACGACCTGCACGAGCGGCTGCCGCAGGACGTCGTATGCGAATACTACATCGAGGCGAATTTCCTGCAAGACATCCTGCTCGACGAGTTCACACGCGAGGGCAACCTGCGCGGCTACCAACTGCCGATCCGCGCCGATCGACGCAAGAAGCCTGACAAGTTCCAGCGTATCGAAGCCATATCGCCGTTGTGGGAGCGTGGGTTCGTGTACTATAACGCCAAACTGCGCAACGACCCCGATATGCTCGCGGGACTGGAACAGACTCTCGCCTTTGAAAAGGGAATGAGCGGACACGACGACGCCCCCGATGCTGACGAGGGCGCAATATACATTTTACAACAGCGCACGCGCATTCAGGCGTTCCAACCCTCCTATGGGCGGCGCACAACTCCCAAATCCGTATGGTAAAATTCATCAAGGCGTTGGTATTCGACTACCGACTGAAAAAGCAAATCCGCATCGCCGACAAGCGCAAGGCGGCGACGGGCAAGAAACAGTTCGTGCTGTGTATCTGCGGGCGACCTATGTGCGTCAGCAAGGCACATATTCGCCGACTGATTGGCGAGGGTGTCTACCGCAAGGGAATAACCGTGTCGGACATCGCAGCGAAAGCGATCTACAAAACCCGTTAGCCGAATGTTTCTCGAAGAAAACGACTATCGCGTGGTGTGCTGCGAGGCAGACCTCGACATCATTACGCAGAGCAGCGACGACATTCGACAGCAGGCGGAACGCATCGCGATGGACGAAATCGCGGGATATGTTCGGGCACGGTACGACATCGAGGCAGCGTATGCGGCAGAGGGCGCGGAGCGTTGCCCGTTGCTCGTACAAATGACCGTCAGCGTCGCCCTCTACTATCTCGGTATGTGGCTGCCGCAGTTTATGGCGTCGGAGGTGCGCGAAACGCTGTACGAGAACGCAATCAACCGTCTGAAAGATATTCAGCGCGGCGCGTTCACGCCCGACCTGCCCGCCTATCCGCCCGACGACAA